CTGAGTAATGTGCTACCTCTGAAAAAGAGTGGACCTCAACCATTGCTCCAATACCTTTTTCAACTTTAATCTTCAGATACTTTTCAGCACAGTCTTTTAGGCCAAGCTTTCCACGATTACGGTTGTCAATAACAAAAGCAGCCATCAAAGTGTCAAAGAAAGGCTTCTTGGGTACTACGCCTCTGTAATACTTAGCAATTGATTTGAGGTCAAACTTAATGTTATGACCAACCTTTAACTGGTCACTAAAAAACAATGGCTTTAATGCTTTAAACACATCGCCTGGCAACAACTGCTCTGGTGGCGCATCAAACACTGGAGTCCACTTGGCTTGGTTCTTTGAGTAGTCAGTTTCTTTTAGCTCTTTACCTGCAGCAAGTTTCTTTTGACCACTTAACAATAGTTCTTTATCCCACTTTAAAAAGTCACCATTAGGATGACCCATAGGAATTACATCTGTACGACCCTCAGTAGCTAATGACAGCCACAACACATCATTTACAACAGGTTGGATTCTATTTTCTCCAACTGTTTCTACGTCAAATGCAAAACCATCTACCTTGGAGTAAAACTCAACAAGTTCTTCAAGTTGTTTCTTAGTTGTAATTATATTCATTTAATACCCCTCAAGTTAGTGTGTAGTAGGGGCCTGGAAACGGAAGACAGGCCCCTACTACTGTGGAAGTTTTACGCTATTGAACGTGCGATTTCAAGAAGTTCAGAGCGAGGGGTCTCTCGGACTACTTCGTCTGCCGTAAATGACTCAGCAGATGCAATCTGTTCATTAACGTTTTCAAGGTCTAACTTCCACTCCTCGGCAAGGTCACGTCCACGTACATAGTTGAGGGTGTACTGTGTCGTTGGACCTGTTCCCATGCGAGAAATTTCCCAGAACTCACGGTCAAGTGGTCCCTTACGCTCATCGTCATGAGCCTTCTTAATCTGACGAGCCAATGATGGTGGAGCAGTTAGAACCTGCACACCTGTGGTCTCGCCAACAAGAACGAGAATGTTAAAAGCAAATTTGCCACGAGGCTTATCACCAAGGATGTCGCAAAGTGGGCATGTGTCTCCGATACATACAAAGGACTTCTTGCCCTTTGGACGTTCAATCCAGTGCTGCTCGTAAGTAGCAAACGGACGGTCTTGGAGGAACTTGATGAGCTGTGGCTCATCTGAGAAACGGAAATCAGTTGGGAACTCTGAGTTGTCTGTCTTTAACAGAGCATCTACTGCATCCCAACCTTCTTGTACGGTTGTTCCAACCTTTGGCTGGATTGTTTCGCTGTCTTCAGCGAGGTATGTGTCAGCATCAACTGACGGTTTTGCAATCGGCATTTGGTTCCTTCGGTAATGAGGCTTCGTGACAGACTCTTAATCACTTCAGCTCTCGGTGGATGTGATGTCCTTCCAGCGGCTAATTAGTGCCTCTGTAAGGTCTTCGTGCTGGCCCCACTCTACGCGAGCAGTGCCTATCAAGCCTCTCTTGGCGAACTCGTCAACAGTGGCTTCAATCAGCGCTCTAGTGTATACCCGATTGCCTCCAGTTTTCTTGCCACCAAGTGTCTTGGCACGAAGTCTGTATGGCGCTCTTGGTATGTAACCTTTGCGCTCCCATAAACGGATAGTCACAATCTGTTTTTCCAACGCTAGTGCTAATGCACCGATTGTAAATACTTCTGTGTCTTCTCCGCCTAATCGCTTAATGATTGGGTTTGCATCCCAACCGTTTGTTTCTCCCGCCTTACGACGAGAAACCTTTGGGTCTGCCTCACGGCGTTTCTTCTTTGAGCCAGGTATGTATTCTAAATCGGCAAATGCCTTTTCAATTTCATCCTGCCCTCTTAATCCAGCCATCTTACTTCTTTAGCACCAATGCCCAAGTAATTGACTGTGGATACATCTCGTCCACTTCTTCTTCCGTAAGAACGTCCTCGTATAGAGCAGCCATTAATGCGTCTTCATCTACAACACGAATTGTCTTATACAAAACATCTTCAAGCTCGTGTTCAGCAATAATTTCTTCTGCTCGCGCTTCGTCAATCTTGCGAGATACACGGCGTTGTTTAACTACTGCGGAGTAACCTTCTACTTCTTCTGGAAGTTCAATAACAACATTGCCTTTGTCATCTTCTTCGCCAATTTCGTCAAGGTTCTCAAACAACAGTGCACGGAGTGCTTTCTGTTCTTTTTCAAGAAAATCTAACTGTGACTTTAAAAAAGCGTACTTCTTAGTGCGAGCAATTAAATCATTCTCGTCTGAGAAACGCGGTTCATCATTTTTTACTCTTGCCATTATTCCCCCTTTAAGAAACTCAAGAGACTTCCTACTGTTAAGTCTACGCCACCTTTTACGTTGATGCCTGTTCCATCCATAACAGCGTCTGCTACAGCGTTTTTTTGCATTAACATTTGGTGTTGTCTTTCCTCAATGGAGTTTAGCACGAGGAAGTCTTGTATGACAACATGGGACCAAGTACTGGAGGCGCGTCGGATGCGAGAGTTGCGCTGTACTGCGGTGCCAGAAGACCAGGGCAAGTCAAAGTTAACTAGCAAGTTTGCTTGAGGCAGGTCTACACCGTAGCCTCCTGCATCGGAAGAAACAAGTACCCTAACTTCTTTAGAGGTTTGAAAAGAAGTTTTAGACTCTTCTTTTTCTTTTGCATTTAGCAGTCCTGAGTAGAGAGTGCTAACTATCTTTTTTGCAGTAAGTGCTTCTTGGATAAGGGGGAGCATACCCAGGTAGCAAGTAAAGATGACCACCTTGTGGTCTTCATTTGCCTCTATGTGTTCTACTACATAGTTTATTACAGCGTCTAGCTTCGGAGATTTCGTCGCCTTTGCAAGAGCTCCAGAAGCTTCAAGACCAGCCACGTAAACACTGCCGCCTTTAGACCCTTCAAGGTTGACTTTTTCACCATCAATCTCCTGCCATCCATTATGAAACTTAGTTGAACTCTCAACTAAAAGCTGTGGGGAATCACATAACATCCTTAAAGAAGTTATCTTAGACATTATGGAACCACGTAGCTTATCAGCTGGTCCTCCTGATTTGTGGCCTTGTCCGTAATGAGCGTCTAACGAGAATGACCCCCCTAGTAGTTCCTGTGCTTCTGTAAGTTCTTGTATCAAGTCTGAAGAAATCTTGGCGTAAAGTTCTGCGCCAGCTTTATCTAGAGGGATTAGGTACGGTTCTAGGTGGATTGTCTCTGGTAGATATGGAGCAACATCTGGGTCTTTCTGGGTTTTGCGTACCGCAACCTGTTTCATTTTTTCGTGAAAGATAGGTAGGTTGCGGTAACGTTGAACTCCACCAAAATGATTACGAACTATAAAGGTCTGGTCAAACAAATCAAAACGTCCAAGGACTGTTGGGTCAACAAATTGCATAATGCTATAGAGTTCTTCTGGGCGTCCGTTCTCAATAGGTGTACCTGTTAAGGCAAAACGAATTGGGACTTTACGTGCAAGTTCTTTTACTCGTTTTGACCGTTGAGAACGGAACCCTTTAATTGCAGTTGCCTCGTCGCAAACTACTGCGCCCCACTCATATTCTTTGATGATATCCCAATCAGCAACAATAGTTTCATAGTTAGCAATGATGTATCCAGTGTGGTCTTCCCACGTCATATCTCTTTCCCAGCGAATGTAACGAGTACCTTTAGAGCCATCAATTACTGAGGAGTAGTCATCTGAAAACTTGTTAATCTCTTTTTGCCATTGGTATTTCAAGCTGGATAAAGCAATAACAAGTGTCGGCTTTGTTAACTCCCCATCTTCTTTTAATTTTTCTAACGCAGCAATAGTCATACAGGTTTTTCCTAGACCCATCTCATAAGCAACCAACATCTTTTGACGAGAAGCCATTTTGTTAACGTCTTCTACTTGATACGGCTTTAACTCACCTTTGAACATCTGGGTCATCCACAGGAGTAGGGGCTGTAAGCAAAGTTCCACAGTCACTGCACTCAGCGTCAGTAAACCACAATGCAATATCGTAATCTTCAAACATTGCTTTAATTTTTAACACTAAACACCCACAGTTAGGGCAAGCGTGTGTTGGTACTCCACGGGCATCTAACGCCATACGTAGGCTGCTTTGCCATAAATCATGTCACGAGCTGTATCAAGCCCTTGCCTTATCTCTGCTTCAGTCATATCTCCTGGGTCCTTTACATCAATACCTGTGTAGTTGAAGTAGGCCAATTCAATACCATACTTGCGAGCAAAACCACGCATAAGTTCATTTGCGTGTATTCCAGCATCATCCTTATCAAAGGCTGCAATAACGCGGTCTGCTCTACGCATAATCTTTGCTTGCTCTTCACTGA